TGGGCGCGTCACACTACAAACCTAAACATTGAGAATGCGGCAAAGACTATCAAAAACAGCTTAGAAATATTCCACAATCAGAATGACATTTGGAAAAATTACACAAAATCTAAAGTTGAGCGTCAAGATGTGGAAAAGTTTTTTAAAGCAAAAGTTGTAAACATGAGCCAAAAAAGCAGTGATGAGTTGTTCAATAAACGCCAGCTTAATAATCTTTTAGGCCACTACGACGAATACCAGCGTGGTATGGGCTCTAATAAATGGTCTGTCTACAATGCTCTTACTCACTGGTCTACACATACTATGGACGCAAAATTACCAGATGTAACCACACGTTATCGTGAAAAGAAAGTAGCCGAGGCAATGTCATCTAAGATGTTCGCGGAAATATAATATAGGTATTTGGAGCTGGGTTAACATTCAGCTCCAACTTTTTTGCTTTTATAGTAAATTAAAGCTTTACTTTGGCAAAGTATTACATAATATAGTCCTCATGAAACATCTTTTGGAGGTCAAAAAAATGAAATTTAAAGTTTATCAAATCCAACTTACAAACCAAATCGTTGACGCGGTTAATGCTGGTGAAGAAGTCCCCGCGTATAAAATGAAAATGTCTATGTCAATGGACTTTAGGGGGACGAAAATTGGTCAACTTGCCGGTGATGCGTTTGCTGAAGAGTATTACACGCATGTTTCAACTATCACTGCAAAGGACTTAAACCAAGTTTTTCACATTGGTAATATCGGTCCAGAAGAAAGCATTGAAAGACATTCACGTATGGCATCTGTATCAGTAGGTGATGTGATCATCGATGAAGAAGGTTCAATGTTCGTTGTTGCTTCAACAGGGTTTGTTGCTTTTGCTTTTTGGCCAAAAATGGCCGCTTAATATATTTTATTACTTACTCGGAGGTTAAAAATGCCAAATACATTAAAATTTCTTGAATCACAAGAAGCCGCTTATCAGCGCATGTTAAAGCGCAAGCCAGCATTCGTTGTGCATGTTCGGACTGAAAATCTTGAACATTTTATTGAGCTTGATGCTGATAGCCCCGAGCAAGGAGAAATCATTGCCAAAAATTGGGTCACTAATATGGGTAAAACATCTGCATCTATCCGCCGAGTTTTTTATGATGGTACACTTGCAGAACCTTTTAAAGAGATAACATCATGAGCAATATCGACGTTGATCTTGAATATCGTGGGTGCGAAATAAAAGTAAATGTTTCGTACAGCTATCACCCTCCCTCTGGCTTCTCAGATGAGCCTCAAGAGCATCTTGTAGAGATAGAAGGGTACTCTAAAGCCAAAACTGGCAAAACGATCTCTAAGCGCTTGCAAAATGAAATTGAAAAGCATGATGAAGAGCGCATTATTGATATCATTTTAAGTAATGAATTAGATTTTTAAATTAGGAGGCTAATCAATGTCAAAATGGAAAAAGCTATTGGAGCGACAAATGTCTGAAAGAGTTGATCTAATTGCGAAGCAAGCCAAATCAGGGAAAACAATGAAAGAAGCCGCTAATGAGCTTGGGATTAGCAAACAGCAAATTTATCAAATAGCCAAAAGGGAAAACATCACATTCGAAAAAACATTTCCCTACCAGAGAAACTTTAAAAAAGATTGATAGATTATGGTTTCACCATGAAAAATGAAGAATTTATAAAAGCACATCTAACTGCATTAAGTAAATCTATGGAGGATGAGTGTTTGTATTATTATTCAGATCACATAAAATACTTGTTAAAAAAAATAAAATCAGAAAGCACAAAAAATGAAAAACTATCTGCTGGAATTCAAAAAAATTAAAAAAAGAAATCCTACAGAACATGAAGTTGGAATGTTGATGAAACTTTCAGCAAAAGGGACTGCTGGTGCAAAAAAATCAAAAGAAAGTATTTATGCATATGGTAAAACTTCACAACATGATAATTTAGGAGGAAGAATAAAACAAAAAGTTAAATTAAGTGAAGATGGTAAAAGAATTAATGATTTGATGCACAAAAAATTTGATGCAAAAACAATATCATTAATATTAGACTTAAAAGAAACTTCTGTGAATAACATTATTAGATATGCAAGATTACCAAGAAATGCAGATCAAATATTAAATGATTAATCGTGTGGGTGGACGTTGATAGTAATGTTAGCGCATTTGGTAGCAACGTGACCAACAATGACATAATTCGCCGGTTCGCATTATATGGTTATTGTTAGATTAATCCACCCACCAGAGGTATATGAAGATACATTAGCAAAAATGCAAGTATTTTTTACCCTACCATCTTCTTATAAGTTTTAATTCCTACAATACCATCTGGAACAAGAGCATTTTCTTTTTGCCACGCCATGACATATTTTTCTGTTATCAAACCAAATACACCATCAGCTTCAAGACCTACTGCTTCTTGAACTAGCTTTACTGCTTCACCTTCAGAGCCAACTTTTAAAAGTGTTGGACGCGGAGCAGGATTTACCTTTCCACCTAGTATTGATAAAGCGTCCTCATAGTGATGCTTTCTATCCTCAAGGCCAATTTTCCCGCCATTGATTTTTTTCGTAGCTTTCAAAATATCATTAGAATAACGATTTAAATTATTCTCTTTCCAAAACCAACACGCACTTTCAAGAGCGCCCTCTTTAGTAGTTAAGTATTCAATTGTTCTTTCAAGTGTTCTGCCAATACTATCGGCAAAGGCAGTTTGATTATTTTTTCCGGTTAATTGAATGACACCCGCGCCCTTGTGTAGCCAGCCATCGCCGCTCTCAGTCGTAGAATTACCCATGCGATTTGCATATATAACATTCGCAATTTTTTCTGGCTGTCGGTGATATTCGTCTGCATTTCTCCCAGCGCGTTCAAAATATTTTGGGAAGATGATATTTAGAGCTTTCGCAGAATAATTTAAGTTTTCTTTTAAAACGCGGAAGTTATTACTTTCGTGACCGCATTGAGCCATAAACATAGCAATTCTATTAGGAGTGTCTATTTCATATTGCGGCAACATCGTTTGAAGAGGCTTCACCCAATCTTCCCACTCATCGTTACCATTAAGAAGCTGACTTACCTGTCCTTTATTTAATATCATTTTATTTCTCAATTTTCTTCAGTTTTTCTACTGATCTAAGTCCACCTAAACCTAGCATACCCATCATAACTGTAAGCAAGCTTCCCATGTCAAATTCTGGTAAAGCTGGCATATCAACACCAGCGGCTGTTACACCAAAGACTATAAGGGGCTGTAGTACAAAATGATAAGCAAAAGCAAAACCGCAAACCCAGCCTATGAATGGTCGCCATCCACCTTTGAATAAAGACCCGCTAGAGGCTTCTGCTTTGTTTATCTCAAGTTGCCCCATAAGTGCCTCTTGAGCGTGCTGGTCGGACATTGTGGCGATCTCATGGGCTAACGCGGCCTTTTGATCTTTATCTTCAATAACTTTATCTAATAAACCTGTAACTGGACCAATTAAACTTGCTAACATTATTGCATCCTCCTTTTATCACGTAATTCTTGCAAATCCTTTTTCTTAGTACCGCCATCATACATCCATGCGAAACCTTCATCTATGAGCATTTGGTTTAGCGATACTGTAGCTTCAGGGTTCATGTATAAATACCCAATCATTCTTCCGAATTTGCCATCTTTTTCTGTTCTAACAATTAATTTATCAGCGTTCATGATTAAGCTTTTGAGATAATCTTTAGCTTGAAGACCTAGTTTCTTTTCTTCTAAGTCTCTAGTTCTACTTTCTGGTGTATCTATACCACCTAATCTGACACGTTCTTTTTTAGTCAAATCAAAGCCCAAATCAATTTCAACATCAATGGTATCACCATCAACAACTTTTAAAACATTTTTTACAAAATATTGGTACATGATTAATCACCATTTTTTGGCTTAGAGCCGCCCATTTTAGTAACACCAAAGAAAACACCGACGACACCAGCAACACTTAAAAAGTATATACTAGCCATATCACCAATAATATTTGCGGCTTTGTCCAGTCCTAGGCCGCTAGTAACAACAACACCAGCTGGATATAACAACATGCCCCAAAGACAAAACCAAGCCATTTGACGCTGTGAGTCTCTCTGGGCATCTTCATCTTCCATAACTTTACGACGATTTTCCAGCTCTAGCGCGTCCCATTCTGACTTATCAATAGTACCGCTTCCATCTGTATCAATTTTATCAAATTCACTCATTTTATTTTCTCCTTAATCAGATAACGGGTTATCAAGAGCCCGTTGTAATTTCTTATTTAGTTTATCTTCTAGCTCTTTCATCGCACCACTTTGGGAGATCCTAACACGTTCTCGCTGATTTTCAAAACGCACATCAGCCGCATCAATCAAATTGCGTATCTTTGTTTCGTGTTCCCGTAGAAGGTTATCGACGCTATCTTCAATTGTTCTAACTGTATCTTCCACACGATCAGTCTGTTTTTCTATGCCTAAAATATCATCCCGAAGCCCATTTTTTATGTCACGGGTATATTCAACGCTCTCTTCAACTTTTATAGATATACCAGAAACCTTTGCGTCCATAATCTGCATTTGCTGTTGATATTCGTCTAAATCCAACCCAGCGACAGCTTCAATTCTTTGATAAAGTACAAACCCACCATATAAACCACCTACAATAGTGCTAATGAACGCAAAAATTGCCATAACTGATGCAAAAGATAGCTTCATTCCACCAACTTTTACTTCTTTATCAGCTAATCCGTCTATTTCATCTGCTATTTTTGTTGTATCGACCATCATTCAAACTCCAAATTTTCAGTTTGTAAGTTTCTAAGCGCTTCTATTTCATCGCGTAGCTTTTGTATTTCCAATCTGCGCTGTGTTAGCTCTATTTGATATAGGTCATTACAATTTATTCGCGCTTTAGGTTTATCTAATGGAATAACAATTCTTGCATATACACCTATATCACGACCTTTGCTGTTTGTATCCAATCCAGAAAGAACGCCTGTAACGCCATATTCAAGATTAACACCACCGCCAACAGCATTGCTACATCGCATATTACCTGTAGAAAAACTGTCTGATTGATAATTCATTGGTGGGCTTGGCAATGCAAGAGACAAAGAACTATTCTCTGCTATTGCTGTTGAAGCCATAAAACATAATGCAAATACTAATCTCATAGCGGCTCTCCACCTAATTTTGAGCATACTATGGACGATACTACCGCCCTTGATTTATTTGATTTTAAAATTTTTGATGCAGTACAAATATAAACTGCTTTATCTAAGTCTGATTTCCTAAAATAAACATCAAAATCTGTTTTTTCTCCATATCCAATTTTTATTATTTTATTTTGTGTAGTGAAATTTAACTCATCAAAATTCTTATCAAATAAACCTATTTCATAATAATTTATTTCTTTCCGTCTATTCAGAAATTGCAATTGTACCTTAACAACACCATTTACATGCGATGGTGCTATTTTAGGATACGCTGGGGTTTGCTCATGAGCTTGAGCATAGCCCCCCAACATAAAGCCTAGAATAGTAAAAAGTATAAATAATACTACTTTGGTATACACGTTGCTAGTACTGAAGCGGTATATGTACCTCCAGAAAAAGGTTTAGCCGCTCCATAGACCGCACTTGAAGCTGTAGAAAACCAAGTAGAACCAGCCAATGTTAAGTCAAAGATTGTGGTTGAATTTACTACTACTTTTGCGGCTTCATACCCTGACATTCCAGCAACAGACGTTTGAGTTACGCTAGTGCTTCCTGTCCATGCCACTGTATCAGTAAGCGATGGTGATGAACTAAACGATGTTGGGTGTGTTATATTAGCTGTATAAGCATCTGCTATAGAAACATCATATCTAATAACAGGCAATACACCTCCATCTGCTGGTGTAGTGCTTAATTTACTAGCAATAGGGTTTCCATATACGCCAGATTTAGTTGTTTGTATTACACATTTAGCTTCTACGTTTCCGACAATATCAACATTGGCGAGTGCTGGGAGTGCAAAAGTAGCTAAAATCATAGTTAAATATTTCATTTTGTACCTCATTTATTATACTGCATATCTACCAACTTATTATGCAAAACTTGTTGTGCTAAATTATTACGCAAAGCATTTTTATTATCTGGTATCTCCGCGTCACTTAAATTCATTGTATCTTTATATATACCACCATTTATTGCAGAATTATAGTATATGTCGATATTAGTCTTTATATTCATAGCATTGATGATACTAGACTGACCTTGAGTTCTTAAAAGTGTCATTGCATTGGCAGATGCAGTTAGACCAAGTTCAAGGCGCGTTTCTTTTTCCTCCTCTTCATCATCTTCAATTTTAGTTTCATCTTCATCATAGTCATAATTTAAATCATCTTCAATATTTTCTACAACAGCATCATCTTTTAGTGCATCGTATATTTCATATTCAGGTATTTCAGGTATAGGCTCTTTATATCCAGCACAGCTTGGGTCAGCTTGTGGGTCAAAACATTTGTCCATTCTAAATGTATAAATAACAACAGCGTCTTCTACTGAACCCTGCCCTTCAATTTCAATAGAACCATCACCCCAATTAGGTGCTGGTATGTTTGCTAATGAAAATTGCTTGAGAATAGTATTGCTTGGCACTCCTGACCAATCATCTGTTTCTCTAAATATATATCCAGCACCATTAGCATTCTTATTGCCAATATGCACCTTCATATCATCTTCAGTGTTTTTTACAGTTCTATAGCGATATATTAAGCCATTTATGTCTAAACCGCTTCCAGAAGGCAAAATATTGCCCATAGACCAGCTTAAAGCGGCACTAGCGGCGTTTGAGCTTGTTCCGTAAGTATATGGCTCACATTGCGAGTAAGAAGGCCAGAGTGCTAATAATAACCCCCAAGCCAATTTTTGTTTCCGTATTGCCATCAAATATATTCCTTACTGGACTATTTTGCTCATATTCAATTTGATCTTCAACAGCTTGCATTTCCCAAGCCAATCTAGCCTTATCGCCTATCAACCCATCCTTGGGACAGGGCGTCCCCGCGTTCATCATCGCGTCAAACACTCTTTCATCTTGGCACATGACTGAAACAGCGGCGACCTTCATCCCCATGTCATACATGACCTTTGCATTTTTGAGCTTTTCGCAATTCATATCTCTGACTGTTCGACCAGCAGATATGCCTAATATTTGTGTTTGAACTGCCCCTGCTACACCTACAGTACATAAATCAGAATTACTTGCGCTTATTTGTGGTGTTATCGCAGAAGGCGGTGGGCTATTGATAGTAGTTTCCATAGTACCATCTGATCTTACTGTGCTTTCAGATTTTATTGTATCATCATCTTCGGCCATTGCGGGGAGTGAAAAGAAAACAAACAACAGAACAATTTGAATAATCTTCATAATCAATACCCTTAGAGCTTTGTTTTAATATCTGACCATACTGCTATTGCTACAAAACCTAATACTGCCAATGTTACCCACCTAACAATAGTTTTGCCAACTGAACTTTTAGTTGCTCTCCACCCTTCTAACAAGTCACGCAATTCTTTTACATCATGAACGGCGTTTTCGTCATGCAAGCCAATCCGCGCCAAAGCGCGATCAGAACCTTTTTCTGCGGCTTCTAATATTAAGAGCTTTAACTCTGCTTTAGTAATGCCATGCATTTTTCCCCCATCAGATGATGTCATCTGTTATCTCTACATCAATAAATTGATTATTTGGAAAGGTTTCTATTTCTCCACCTGTGTATGTAACTTCAAATTCACACTCAAAAGAACCAATAGTATCAGTGTCTCCTGTAGCCCATTGATAATAAACAATCCCGTTTGCCGCGTTTGATATTGTAGCGGTAGCATCAATTTTAACTGTAGAACTTCCAATTGGACGCATGTGAAATCTCACCGATGTTGAGGTCAAATTAACCACAGCACCAGTTCCGTCTTTTAGTGTTACCTGTAATGCAGGTGATGTATCATTTTGTTTTATAAAGAACGCCATGTCTTTTCCTTACAACTTTTACGCGGCTATTTCAACGCTATTTGGTTTCTGAACTGTTAATGTACCAGTGTTGGGGTCACTAACTACTAATTCTGCTAGACTTATACTCTCTAAACCTTCTTCTGCAATTCTGCCTAATGCCGCATTATATACTAGCGTTGGTATTGTGGGAGCTCCGCTTAAAATATTATTCGCATTGTATTCGTGACCTTGCACAAAGGTAATTTCTGGCAAAATAGGACGACCAGTAAGTAAGCGATCATTCTCTAATTCATGCCCTTGGTTAAATGTAGCTTCATCAATAATGAAAGCTGAAGATAAAAGTTCATTCGTAGTAAATGTTTCTTCCTCTGATGCAGAAACTTCTTCAACTATAGGGGGGGCGGTGTTTAAATTTGCAGTTGAGATAACATGGTCGCAAATCATCACACCCTCTGCAATATTAGGTGAAGAACCCGTTATATCATCTCCAGAAAGAATGTTTTCTTCTGAAATATCGGCTTGATCAAGTATATATGCGCTTGAAACTAACGTAGTACCAGAAAGTGCATTTTCTTCGGTAATATCAGCATTGCCCAGAATTGGTTGCAAAGTTACTAGATTTGTTGTTTCTAAAGTTTCCTGCTCAAAAGCTGATGTATTAGGTACTGATGGACTGCCTGTATTAATGTTCAAACCATCAAAATTATGACCTTGAATGATAGTAGAGCCAGAGATAGCCACGTTTCCAGTTTCTAAGTCTGAAGTTGAGAATGTTTCATCTTCTGACATTGATTGCGCTGGTACAGAAGGAACTCCACTTAATAGCTCTCCAGATTGCACCGCATGCTCCTGAAGGATTGTAGCTGTAGCTACTAATGGTGCGCTTGAAGAAAGATCACCCGTAGTAAATTTCTCACCTTCGCTAACAAATTGATCTGGAACATCGGGAGCGCCTGAAAGCAATTCACCAGTGTTAAATATATGCTCTTGAGCGATAGTCGTTAGTGATGGGATTGGCCTGTTAGAAACTAAATCAAATGCAGAGAAGGTTTCATCTTCAAACATTGTTGCAATTTCAACATCAGGAGTTCCAGAAATCAGTTCATTGATTGATATTACATGAATTTGACCAAAAGATGTAGTTCCGACAGTCGGCAATCCTGAAGTAATATTATTTGCGCCAAAATTATTGTCTTCAGTTATATCTGAATTACCAACAACAGGGGCAGATGTAGATATTCCAACAGCACTAAGTTCATATTTTTCTGTGCCAGCATCAGCAAAAGGCGAACTTGCAAAGGCACTAGCACCAAAAGACATTATAAAACTCCTGTTAAATTATACCATATATATCATCTTTTTCCGTCCAGACCAAATAACCATTTTCTTCTAGCTTTGAGCATAAAAGAATATCATCAACGTGCTTGTGCTCAATCTTAATAAATCTTGGTTTTGTTCGAAAAGAATAATTCATAATAATGTTAAGTTCATGGCCTTCTGTATCTATTTTCAGAAAATCGACATAATCCACAAGGGACATAACATAGTCTAGGGTAGAACAACCAACAGTAATCTTTTCTTCAAAGTCACCTTTTCTATCAGGGTGTTCACTTAATTTGTATCCAATGTGGTTTTCAGAAATAATATGAGAACAACCAGTGAGCCAACCTTCATCACGCGCTACAGCCATTTCTAAAGCGCCATTATTGTCTGATACAGCGTGATTTCTTACCTCAACATCGTATCCTTCATACTGTTTTTTTACCCTCTCATAAAGATATGGTACTGGCTCAATGCAAATTCCTTTCCAACCTGACTTCGCAAGAGGAAGGCATGTATTGAAGTCAGCTGAACCAATCTCAACGAATGTTTTAACCATTTACGTCACCACTATAACGGCTTGTCCACATAGTTAGGCTATATTTTACACCAGATTTTAACTCATTTACATAATGACCATGTGTAACTTGTGCTGGGAATAAAATACACTGACCATTTTTTACGTTAATATTTGAAAAATCCTGTCTTGGGAAAATTAGTTCTGCGCCTTCATAGTAGCTATTAAGCTTAACACTACCAGTTACCAAAGATGCATCTGTATGCAATGCTAGAGAAGTTTGCGTGTCTGTTGTATATCTCATAGTAAAAGCATCTCTAAGGCCGTAATGTTCCATTGGTGGCCAATACTTTTCAGAAATTTTGCCTAATTTTTCATGCCAAAGCCTTTCGTACTCATGCCATAGACCCAATTCTTTAAGTCTTATTTCTTGCGCTGGAAATTTATCGCCATCCATAGAACCCCAATTTCCAAGGCTTTCGGATTTATCTATTAAGAATTTACATTGATTTTCAGTTAAAAAATCTGTTACCAATATATCTTGAGCAACTTCTTTATAATCTAAAGTCAAATAATATGGGCTTACAACTTCTGCCTCTATTTTTGTAAATCCAAATTTGCTTGCCATTTCTACAAAAAAATCTTTAGCCGAAACTCCACCATTGCCATGATATATACATCCACAACATTTTGTTAGGTCGTTCCATAGCTGTCCTTTAACAACTTTAATCTCAGGCTCATGGTTCTGAAAAATATATGCTTCATAATCAAGTTTTACTGTAAAATCAAAACCACCTTTAAGATATTGCAAATATCTTCTTTGGCAAAAAAGCTGGTCGTCACCGTAGCTATTTCCATCGCCTACAGAGCTAGAAACAAACTTGTGAATTGCACTAGCCTTACCGATATACAAACCGCTGTTTAGGTATTTATATTTTGTACCAGTATCAGGAAACAAGTGTTCATCATGTTCTTTAGGCCAGCAATCGCTTTCTGCCCCAAAAACAATATCGGCGTCTATTTGAAAGTAGCGTTCAAGAATAGTTTCTGGGCTGTCCGCAAGAAATGTATCATACCCGTCCATGAAAAGTATGATGGTATCGTCTGGGACAGTTGACAGATATTCGTTAATCAATTGTATTTTTGGCATACCGGCCAAGCCCGTCATTTCATCTCGCCAAGGGTGATCTTTCCCAAGGTTTACTACCTTTACGCCGTATTTTTCCGCAGATTGCTCTAAAGCCCACATTTTTGAGTGTTCGGTTGCTACAGTAACAATTCGAAAGTCTTTTTTATTATTTTGCGTCATGTTATCCTCCTCTATAGTTGATGGTCTTTGTGACCTTGGTATTTGTTTAACAATTTCTGGACGATAAAAATAGTTAAAACTGCCTTTCAACTTTAAGGGCAACCACTCATCTGCTGGTATAATCGCATTAGAAAAGCCATTTATAAGCTCTAATGCGGTTGTTGGAGTTATGGCATAAGCATGAGCATTGTACCAATATCCCAGAGTATTCTCTCTATAGCCTAGCCAAACGCTATGGTGAGATTTTAAAATTCCTTCAATTTCGGAGACATCAAAACTAGAGAATACTGCGTCTTCTTCCAAAATTATTCCAGAAACGCCAGATTTTGCAATTTTCTGCCAGACGCGTAAATGGCTCACAGAGCAACCGAACTCTGCTTTAAGCAACCTTCGGTTATGTATTGGGTCTAACCAAGCTCTATCGGGCTTACAGCCGGTTTCAGCCTCTAAATCTTCCCAACTTTTCCCCCTTGCGTCAAAAGCATCGCAATAAAGGGAAATTTGGTAGACTTTCATAGTTTATTCTATAACAACATTCGGAATAGGCTGTATTGCAATTAATTCATCAACTGTAGAAGCCGCATCTATAGAAGATAATGCTGGTGAATTTCTTAGCGCTTGCTTATCAGCAATTATTTGTGTTGTATCAGCACCCGTTTCAAGAGCCTTCATATAAGCTGTGTCTAAATCTGCTAATGGCTTTACTCTAGCTTGACGTATTTTATCACGCCAAATATCTTTAGCTTTATCCATGTTTACAGATATAATACCTGTATCTGAGTTTGCTTCCCAACCTTCACGGAATGTACGTTCTGCTGGTATTTCATATTTTGCGCTGTTGTATTCTGTTGCGCCAATCTTTATAAATATAGACATTTATTTCACCTTGCTACGATTGCAGAAACTATTGATGCGTCTTGAATAGTATTAGACCCAGCACATTGAAGGACAAACGAACCTGTCGCTGTGGAATTAATATTTGCGCTTTGATTACCACCACTTGTTGGTGTGACGTCACTACAAGATGCTGCTGTCGCATAATTGGCATCAGTCTGTGCGTTTGAAAAAGTTACTGTGCATTTACCTGTTCCAGTA